GTTGCTGATAATGTTACATCAGTTGTTGCTGATAAAGCAACTCCACCTGTTGAAGAAATTGTTCCTGATGATGCTGAAGATATAGATAATGCTCCAAAATCAACACCGCCATTAAATGTAGCCGTGCCAGCTACTGTTAAAGTGCTATTCATATAAACAGGTGGCTGGAAACGCCATCTATCATTTGATCCATCATAATAAAACAATGAAGAGTTTTTTATTCCTGCATAATAAGGAACAAAATGAACACCATTAGATGAATTTGCAATAATTCTTACTCCATATTCATCGTTTTGATTTACAAAAAGACTTTCTTTAATATTAACAGTTCCTGGCGTTGATCCAAAACTTCCAGAAGTAGAGTTTACTGTAACAACATTTCCAAATAAATTAAAAGTACTAATACCATCTATTACGTCAGAAACATCAAGAACTACAAGTTCCTCTCCCTTTCCATTGATTTTAAAATCCCCATATCTAGTTGGGCTAAAGATGCCTCCAGTTCCTGCAAAATTAGTAAAACCTGTACCAGTAGCGGTAAATCTATATGTTGTTCCAGCAGTTACTGTTGTTATTGCAGATACAGTAACAGTCTGATTATAATTTCCACCAGTTACGCCCTCAATAGTAACCTGCTTACCAACAGCAACTAAGTGATCAGAACTACTGTAAGTAAAAGTTGCACTTGTTGCAGAGTTATAAGAAGCTGAAGTTAATAAAAATTCGTCATAGCCATATCCTACATCAATGCTTATCCCAAAATTATTTAACTGACTTATACCACTTGAAGCAATTCCATTTTTATCGTTAAACCAAAGTCCATATTTATTCAATCCAGAGGTAGATTGATAAATAGGATCTGGATAGGTGCTATCATAATTGTGTACATACAGTCCTGGATATCCGACAATAGGATCACTTTTTGCTGCAAGAGAAATAAAAACTTTATCTATTACTGCTGTTCCGTTTGGAGTAACTGGAGTAGAAGCAACATTTGTTGCTGTTTTACTATATGTAAAAGTGGTAGGAGTTGGAACAGTGTTAATTGTATATGGACCACCATTAAAAGTAGCATCAACTCCAGATATTGTTACTACGTCTCCAGCAATAAATAAGTGATCAGAGCCTGTGGTGAGGGTTGCTTCATTACTAGTAAGTTGTTTATTAGTTACTGTAGCTTCCCAATTATTAATTCCACTAACTCCAGAAGTACCTATATCAAAAGTTCCAAAACTTCCTGAGGTTGCTTCAACTAATCCTCTAACGGCAACATTTGAAAATATTGAATTTCCTTCTGTTGTAATTGCCCATCCAGAAGTTCCTAGTGCTTTATTAAGCCAGTCATCTTTTCTTATTGATAACTGTGTTCCATCTGTAAATGTATTTCCTGAAACTAAAATAGTTTTTGATTTTTCTATTTTATCTTCTATGTAATATACTTCATAGGAAACGGTAGCAGTTGTAGAAGGATCAATGTTTTCATAAATTCTTGTAATTAAACAAAATGATTGACCTATAAGTATATCTCTTCCAGGAATTATATCTGCGGTAGTAGCAGTTGGATAATTAATAATAGAGTCTGGGATAACACCGTCAAAATTTACAGAAGAAATTGTAGATAAAAGTTTAATAGCATTTCCTGTTGGATCTGGGATAGCCTCTAAAGGCTGGAACTGTGATAACGGATAACTATCTTGTGTCTCATTTGCCATTTTATAATACTCCTGCCGAAGATACTATTATATCATTTATACTTGAAACTTTAACAGAGTCTTTTTTAAGCATTGGGAAATATCCTATCCAATTATCTTCTGCATCCTTATAATATCTAACAATAACATATCTAAATTTATAATTGCTATCTCCTAATCTAGTTTTTATATTTGCTCTTTTTTTACTAAGATTTGGATATGCTGGAACGGTTGTTGTAAAAAGTGTACCACCATTAGAAATGTCTGCATCAACATATTTTAGAATCTTATCTTCAGCTTCGTATAAAAAGAAAACAACATCTTTTAATGTTTCTGTCCATTCAAGATCATTTTTAACACCTGGTGGAATAGTTATAGTTGCATTATAGTAGGCATCGAATCTTGTGGTTTCAGTTAAAGAAATTGTTCCAGTATCTGCTACTTTATTAAAGTTTGCTCCTTTTTTAACTACCTTTACTACTTTTGCATTTGGTACACTTGTTATTACATAAGATCCATTTAAACTAGAAATACCCATTCCACTAAGAGATATTTTATCTTTTACTTTTAATCCATGGCTAGTAGTTGTCCAAAGAGTTACTATGTCATTTGTTCTTTGTCTATGAGAAACTGTATCTGTATATGTTGTTTTTATAACCTTTTCTTTTACTAGTTCTTTTCTTACACTTGGAGCATAAGAAGCTAAAGAAATAAGTCTAGGAGCCTTTGGTGTTTGAATATTAATAGATCTACTAGATGAACCTTTTTTACTGTCAAATGGATTGGAATACTTTAAAGTGATTGTACGTTTTCCTGGTTTTAGGTTTGGTATTGTAATATCCATTATTGATTAAATCCTAAAACTAAATAGTATTCAATTGTAATAGGTTCTCCTGCTGACTTTTGAATAGGAGTCCCAAGGGCTGTTCTAGAAACTAATCCATAGTTTACATCTATGTTATCTGTGTCATCAAACTTAATTCCATCTAATACTAAACCAGTAGTTGTCATTGTAATTGATATCTTGTTTATGTTTTCCCAGGCAGGGGTGCCTGTTGCTAAAATTTCATCTTTTGTACAACTTAATATTTGATATCCTCCAGATGATATAGTAAAAGTTTTTGAATAATAATTTGAATCATCTGTTTCAAATTTAATAAGTAGGGATCCGCTTGTTCCAGTTGGGTCAACTGCTAATTTAAGTAAATCCTTATCGCTAAATTCTGTAAAGTTTTTATAAAATATAGTGCTAAAAACTGTTGAGCCAGGATCGATGTAAACTGCTTCGTTTCCAATTCTATAAGTTCCATTAGCAATATCTGCAGAAATCATTCTTGATCCACTTACTTTTGATGATAGTTCTGTGCTTCCCTCCGTCCAGCCATCATCGCTTTCTCCATTAAATAAAAGTAAGTCTGAAAACTGAACAATCTGATCTTGAATAGATTCTGGATAAAGACCTACCTCGTAAATTGTATATTTTAATGGATCATTAATTGTTGTTTTAAAAACCAGTGCGTCTACATTGTCTGTTCTATCTAATGTTGAAACTTGTACGGGTGACTGACCTATTGAAAATCCCATATTGTTTAAATCAATTAATTTATCTGAATTTAATGCTGGATTAGATTGACCATCAACTCCAATAACAATAGATCCTCCCACTGAAGGAATAAGACCTAGTAAACTTTTAATAATAAGAGATCTTCCAACTATTGTTAGAGAGTTGTTTTGTTCACATACAAGAGTGTCTCCCTTATAAATTCTATAAAAACCTCTCATAATATACTATTTTACCACCTTAATTTTAATTTCTGTTTCACCTAGTGTAAAGCTAATAGATATTCTCATGTCATAAAATGGATTATTGTTTTGATCATATTTTATAATTCCTGGATAAAATGTTCCAGAATCTGGATCTATTTTTCCAAAAGACCTTGACGACAGACCATTTTTTGCTTTTGAAGATAATGTCTTTCTTTCTATAAGACCTGCAATTTTACTTATTTTTTCAAGATACTTAGCACTAACCCTATCAGCTTGTGGATTTGGTGCTTTAGGTGACTGCGGAATTGTTCTATCATTAAGCCTTGTTATATCATCATTTGCTGGAATAATTGATTCTGGAATGGATTTTACAGTACTAGCAGTAAAAGTATTCAACATTTGTTCTCCAGTTTTTATAAGAGACATTTGAAATTGATTAATTACTTCTTTATATTTTTCATCAACATTAGGATCATTAAATACTTTACTTGACCCTGCAGGAGTTATAGTTTTTGCTGAAGCCTTAGCTCTTGATGTAAAGTACTTAGATGGCATTATGGACACTCCCTAAGAATCACAGAAGTTGTTGGACCTGATTCGCTTACTTCTCTATTAATTTCAGCAACAACATATGTTTTATTTCCAATATCTTTTGCTGAGTAACCTGCGTCTGAGTAAAATACCCCTACCTTATCTCCTAGTTCTAGGAGCGGATTACAGAAAGCTGAAATACTTAATTCTTTTCTTTCTTGAGATGCATTTTTAACTATCCACTGCATCATTGCTTTTGCCTGTCTTTCAGTTGCAATATACTCAGATGCAACACTTACTGAAACATCTCCATACATTTGTTTATTTTGATATAGCTGATTTTGAAAAATATCATATTCATTATTATCTTCAAGATCTTCAATATATTGCTTTAGGCTTATTTCTCCATCTGCAACGTAATCCAACTTAATACCGCTAATAAATAATGGGGTCAAAGAATCCTCTCCAATGGTTATAGTGGAATTAGATGTATTGTATACCCAAAACTTTGCACCAAAGGCATTTGAATTGTAGTTCTTAACAAGATAGTCTGAGTTTACAGATGAAAAATCTATCATTGAGGAAGTAAATGTTGGAGAATCAAACTTAACATCAAACTTTTTAATTTCCCTAACCATGGTAGCAAAGTCTTCAAAGTAAACTTTTTTATTGTTTTGTGATCCTAAAGCAGCCATTCTTATTGCATTACCTACAGTTTTTTGCTTATATCCTAATGAATCTTCAAAAGATGATTCAATTTTGTTTTTTGCATTAGAATAAGCATATGCATGATCATAAATTGCTTGACTATCATCTCTAACAAATATTCCAATCCTATTTGTCTTTGGTAGCTTTGTTGCTTTTTTGTCAATAGCTGTAAATAGTTTTTCTCCCTGCCAGTACACAGTAAATTGTAAATTTCCTCCTACTTCTTTGCAAGATAAATCTAACTCAAAGATTGAAGCAGTAACACCGTCTGTTATAGATTTTGAATTATTAGAAACACTTCCAATAAAACTTGTTGTGCTTATATTGGCTTTTGCCACACCCAAAACAAAGCACTCTGTTGTGGTTGAGGTGGTTGTCATTCTATAAAGTCTAACGTTTCCGTTTTTAGGTGGGACTGGATTACCTGGCACAACTGGTTCATCTTGACCATCTTTTGATGGAGCAACTTCAAGAAAGTACCCACTCATATATTTACCATCACTAGTAGAACTTCCAGAGTCCGTTAGGTGCATTGCTATTCCTGCAATATGAGATGAGGTATCCTTTTTTGCATCACCATCAGTCATTACAAGTCTCATTCTAGTTCCCATCATTTCTGGTATGGCTTCTAGTTTATTTGAATATCCGTGAATAAATCTTTGACCATAATCATCTATTTTTAGACTAGGCACTGCTACTCCTGGCGTTCCACTTGATTTTTTTAAACTTGATGGTCCAGAAAGTCTGGCATACCCTGACTGATTTCCATTAATACTATAAGATAAAGAAGCTTTTGTGTTTTGTAACTTACTAAAACCTGCATCACCAATTACTGTTGACATTGGCTCCCAGTCATCATTAAAGTCTGATGAGGATCTTGCTATATGATTTTGAGCACTAGTTCCATTTTGAGCTCTACCATCACTTGTTATTGTGTACTTAAAATTATTATCTAAAAGAGTTGGCTTTCCAGAAATCTTAAAGTTCATATAAACAATAAGTGCCGTAGGTAATATCTTTGATCCACTAGGAACAGTTCCTCTAAGAGACTCAAGTTCATCTTGATTAAAAATAAATCTAGAATATGATTTTTCTGGCTCTGTAACTTTAACTAAAAATCCATTGTACTTAATGACTTCATTATTAATATAGACATACCCTTCATATTTGTTAGATTGTAGGAATAGGTATGCTGAGTCATTATCTATATTAATTAATAAATCATTGTCTGTATATCCAATATTTTGATAAGCAGAATCAAAAGATTTTCTTATTGCTTCTTCTTCATTTATAGCAGGAATTGTTTTTCCAGCCAGTACGTTTTTTGGTCTACCGTTGTTTGACATACTTTTTTCTAGAATTGCTGAAATTAAAACTGACTGAGAACTATCTGATTGAGTTGCTTCCCATAACAATCCTGGTACATAAGAAAGTTCTGTCAATACCGTAGTTGGGCTAGTAGATGCTTTATCAATAAGTTGCTTTCTTTTTTCATTATCTAGTTCTTCTGCAAGTGCCGTTGGCTCCTTTTTAATATTAATAATTTTATACTGCACGACACCATCGGTAACTGGTGGAATTGAAGTTTCATTAATTGACTCAATGTTAGAAAATTTACCATTAACATAAGAATATTCATCATCACCAAGTATTGAATTATTTCCAATAAACCAGTAGTTTTTACCTTGTATTTCTGCAGAATTTCTATCAAATGCTGTTCTAGAAGATATTCTATCTTTTGTCATAACCACAAAATTATTATCTGCATCCATAAACATTGATAGTTGGGAAGAGGTAGCAATATCATTTAATGCTTCTGCTACAGTAACATCATTTGAGCAATAAAAGAAATTCATTTCTGGATCAATACCATCTTTTGTTTCAAAATAAAATTTATTGTATCCAATATTATCTAATAGCATTCTAATTGCTAAAGATGACTTTAATGGATTCTTATATCCAATTAGTAAATTAGGTGCCTGAGTTTCTCTAAAAAACTTAATATAATCCTCTAAATTAACAGATGTAGTAAACTCTGAACCTTGAGACCATTGTGTAGAATACATAGTTTTAATTGGAATAGCATACTCACTTATACCAACAACAATTATTTGATAAAATGAAAATTTAACATTTGCTCTTAGCATTGTTTCTAACTCATAATTTTTTGGATCAGAATCTTTTACATATGTAAAAATAGAGTTTGGATTCATTTTATCAAATATTCTAGTTTCATTAGATAAAGATACGTTACCGCTGGAACTTACAATTGATCCTAGTGGCAATCCATATTGGCTATCACCAATGCTTGAGTTCATAGAAAAAGACATAACATGGTTTGTCATATCTACAACTAATCTTGGAGATATTTCAATAAGCTCTAGAGGTGTATAGGCAGTAGACATTGAATATACTAGGAATCTTATACCCTTCATTTCTACAGCCTGTGTTGTACTATCTGTAAACTCAGTTAAATAAGATTGTACATTTAATGAATTTACAAAATACCAATTTGTTCCATTATAAGATATTTCAATTTTTCCATCTTGACCATAAGTTGAAACAGATCCTGTGGCATCTACTGCTGTTACCCAGCTATTGTTTGGAGTTAAATACTGAATTTTAAATCTAGTTACATAACCTTTATCTTTTTGAGTTTTAATTGTTATTTTGTTAGCCTTAAAACTATTAGAATAAACAACAAAAGGATTAGCATTTTGTATATTTAAAGAAGAGTTGGATAATCCAACATTTTTATTACCTAAACTTCTATAAGAATTCCAATATTTAAAAGACGATTCTGCTGAAACAGGATATAGTCTAGTTTCTGAATTAGAAAAGTTTGCTTGTTTAATATAGCTATTGCTTGATACTAATTTTTTATTAGTGCCATTTTGGGCAATAGCATGAACAAGACCAGCATCTGGTCTATTTGGCTTAAAACATTCTTTTAAGGGACTTACCTTTGACCTATCATCATTATCTGTATAAATATTACCTACATCATCTGAACCAAAAGTATTTTTATCATTTCCATTGTCCCAGCCAGAATTGTCATAAACTGATGAAGCTGAGGAAGGGCTGCCAGTATAGCAACCAATTTTTGCAATTGGATAATATGAATTCATATTAAATTCAGCAACTACAACATGAGATGACTTTAGAGATGCTTCTGTATCAAATAATGAATCTACAGAACTATTTCCTGTGGTTTTCACTATACCTCCACCAAAGAAATATTTACATTCCAAAGATCGTAGTCTTGACCCCTTTTAGACACGGAAAAATCAAAAGATTGAAAAAATACATGATACTTTTCTGCCGAAACCTCTATTTGATCTGATTCGTTTGTATCATATACAAGCAACATCCAAAAGTCTCCAGTATTTGCCTCATGCCAATTTTTAATGTCTAGACCTGCACCAAAAGCGTCTGAGGTATGAAACTTTGTACTACTTCCTTTTCTTGATGGAATATCTGACCAAGAAGTTGAGAATGAGTTTTTGTCTGCAACATGATATGAACGCATGGTGCCATCAATCATTCTTCTTTTATACTCAATTCTTTCTGGATTAATTTGTAAAGGGCTCCTATTGTCATCTGTTAGATATAGGGTAGTTCCACCTTTAAAGTCCCATTTATTTGCATTATTGCCACTACCTTCAAATGGCTCTGTTGTAGAAAAAACAATAAGGGAAGGTCTTGTCCATTTTTTATTTAATAATGCTCCTGAACTATATGCCATTATCCTATGCTCCTGCTAAACTTTCTTCTATTCATTTCTGAATTAATTAATTGGGCTGCTCTATCTGCTGCCTGTTTAGGATCATTAACACCATTTACAGTAACATTAATTTGTGGTGAACCTGATGCCATGCTACCATTTATTATACCACCGTTAGCCATTGCTGGAACATTGTATTTGACAGGAACAACTTTTCCACCTGAGCCATAAGGCATTACGATCTCAGGACCATTTTCACCAACCATATAAGGCTTGTTCATTGTCATTGATCCACCAAACTTGCGACCAAGTAAGGATGACACTCCATCATTTTTAACTTGATTATAAATTGCTGCAGTAGTTCCCATTGCTATTGCAATCTTATCAAGATTAGGAGCAACCTCGTCTGGAATAACTGTAGTTGTTGCTGCACCACTAACATCATTAGGCAAGGTGTCTTTTCCACCAAGACCGTCTTCTCCACGCAAGTACGCTGCAACTTGAGATGCTGCTGATTTACTTAGATTTGGATTACCAATTTCAATAGCGTGAATGTGCTTATTATTTGCACCAAACTGGTCTCTATTCCATGCAGCAAATCCTGCTTTTCTAAGTGCTTCTACTGCGGTAATTGGGAATAGTTGAGATCCACCAGCATAATAAGCATCAAAGACACCACCACCAGTATGTGTTGATCCAGAGAATTTATCTGCTTTAAGGTACCCACCCTTAACAATGTTAAAGCTTTCTCCCCATTGTTTTTCAGCAATACTAATCTTTGATTTAGTGCTAGGATCAAGAACTAACCCACCATCTGCAAACTTTTGTTCATTAATTGCATTCATCATTCCAACACCGTACTGGTCTACTGCAGATGCTTGAACAACATATTCTCCATTTGATAAACGAGCAGGAATTAAATCAGCCTTTGGTCCACCTGCACCTGATATGTATCCACCTGATGCATATTTTGGAGATTTAGAGCTTATTTTTTCCCTATTACTATAACTTCCACCGACACTTGTAAAATTTTCTCCTGGATTCTGTGCCTTAGACTCCATAAACTTTCTTCCTTCAGCAATAGCTTGTTCTACTGTTGCATCTGGATGAGCCAGTAAATAATTTACTGCTGCTGTGGTTGCACCCACCTTATTAGCCTCAATATCAACAGTTGCAAATCCCTCTACAATTCCATCATATGCTGTTCCAGACATTGTAGAAATTTGTTGTAGTGCTCCTTGTTGTCCCTGTAATCCCTTCATGATGTCACCATTGGTTTTAATATATTCTACTCTTTGAGCTTCAATACCCTTTAAATTATTTTTATGTGTTTCCTCTTCTGCTGCAGCAAGCTCTTGTTGCTTTTCAATTTCTTCTTGCTTTGCATCTACTGCTGCTTGTCGTCTTTCATCAATTGCTTTAATCTCAGATTCAAAACCGAACTGTTGTGCTGCTCCAGCCATCTCTTGTTGTGACTGAACAAATCCAAATACATCTCCACTAGCAAGAGATTTTAAGCCACCAACTGCGGTATCTCTTTGTTGTTGTGCAAAGCTATCTGCTCTTTGTTCGTCTTGAAGAGCCTTGATATAAGCATCAGCACTTTTATTAATAGCTTCAATTTCTTTTTGTTTTTGCTTGATAAAATCTTCGTGTGCTTTTTGAGCATTTTCATATCTAGTATTTTCAGATTCAACTGCATTATCATTAGCAACCATTTGAGAATCAAATAATGCTTGTTGTGCTGTTATTTCTTTATTTATTTCTTCAATTCTTTTTTGTGCATCTTTTTGCATCTCAACAGTCATATTGATTTTTATATTTTTATCTTTTGCTATTGGGTCAATGATTGATTTAACCTTGTCAACATCATCTTCTGCAATAGCCACTTGTATTTCTACTAACTGGTTGGCTGTGAGAGCGTCTGATTTAAGTAATGTATCAATTTCTGCACCTAGTTCTATTTTATCTACATCTCCTGATGTAAACAGTGTTTGTAAAGCTTGTCCAATTCCAGACTTAGTTCCATAATTTGCTGCTGCTGCGGTTGCGAGTGCTTCTGCTGCTAATACCAATTGATCTGAATTAAATCCTCTCATATTGGTAATTAAATTATTTAATGCTTCTAATTGATCTTCTGGTGGAGCATATGAAACTACATCCATAGATGCTGTAATTGCTTCTTTAAAAGCCTCTCCTCCACCAGTAGCACCAGTGTTTATGTTTTTCAATCCTTCTAGTTGTGCTTCCTGAGCAAGTTTAAATACTTCATTAAAATTATCACTATTCATTTTTTCAAGAGTTGGCTTAAGATCTAGAAGAGCTGATATTGTTTCGTCTCCAGCGTCCATAGCAATTACTCTAATAATTTCATTTGCATCTTGTGCACTTACACCCTTTTGTCTTAAAGTAGCATACTTGGTTAATAGCTGTGATGTTATTTGCTGATTTGAACGATTAACTGATTCATTTGTATTTGACACTATCTCTGGTGCAATTGGTTGAGTAACGGGTTGTCCATTTTCTGTAACTGCTTGTCCTGTAACTGCTTCAACTCCTGAAAGCGGTTCAACTGGAAGTGTAGTAGTATATTGAACTCCAGACTTTCTTAATTCAGATATTCTAGTTTCTTTTTCTTGAAGATCTGCAATGAACTCTGCATTATCTTCTAGAATTGCTTGTTTCTTTTCTTCATCAACAATAATTGATGAAGTTACTGAACTAGAATTAATTCCTATTTGCTTAGTAAGTTCTGCATTTTGCTTTAATTGATCAGATAGTTTTGTCAACTCATAGCCATAGGCTTGTGCCGTTCTTTCTCCTACAGAAAAAGCTTGCTCTGTTGCTTTTCTTGCTTCTTCAACTTCTTTTTTATATTTTGACCATGCAAATGCTGCACCAGCCACCACAGCTGCTATTGCTAGTCCAGGACCAGACATTAATGCACCCATTGCAAATCTTCCTAAACCTCCAGCTATTTGACCAGCACGAGCGGTTCCACTTGCTGCTGCCATTGGAGCTCTACCAGAAATTGCTGCTGCTGCTCCAGCTCTTTTAGCAGCTCCTCTTTGTAAAAGGTTTCCTGCTCCACCTGCTGCTCCAGTTGCGTTGTTTTTCATCATTATCATTTGGAAAGCAGACATAACTCCAGTTAGGGCTGAGAATCCCATTATAACGTTATTTATTGCAGGTGGCAAACCTGCCATACTAGTTACCATTCCAATAGCCATTGCAGCACCAGAAACAGCACCTGTCTTCATACCACCCATTCCTGACATTCCAGAACTTTGTCTAATTTGATTAGAGTCACCGCCTTCTTGGAATCTAGGTGCTTTATTAAAGTTAATATCATGCAATAGACCACCATACTTCATAGCAGCCTTTTTGTTAACTACAAATTCTCCTGGTTCAAGTAGGGCAGGTATTCTATCTCCTTCGCCACGCCCTGGAACAAATGGACTTTGAATTGCTCCACCATTTTGTTTCATATTAATTTCGAGCATTTTAGTTTCTAAGTTGCTTGATAAAGATTCTACCTGACCCTTTGGACGGAACAATAATGTTTCTAATTCACTTACTGGTTTACCCATAAATTCTTGAATAATTGCTCTTTCAGAAATTTCAAGACCTGATTGCTTTGCTGAATCAAGTTTAAACATTACTGCTCTTAATAGACCTTCTTCAATTTTTGCCTTATGTGATTCTAGTTTTTTAACATCACTTTCAGACATTTTTGGATCTACAAATTTTCTATACCTACTTGCTTTTGACTCAGAAGAAAATGATGCAAAGTCATCAAATTGCAATTTTGGACCGAATACACTTTCATCAATTTTTCCTTCTTGAACAGACTTTAAAACTTTTCTTACAAGGTTTCTTGATCCTGGAGCAAATTCTTCTAAAGCCTTTGTTACATCAATTGCAGTGCTTCTTGTAAGAGTTCTACTCCTTAGCTTACCCATCAATGCTTTTAATCTTTCCCTAGATTCCGCATCATCTGGGAACTGGTAAGCACCTCTTAATACTGTACTTTTATTTTTTCTAAATGATTGGGTTTGACCTGCAATCCATCTAGTCATAATTTCTTGATCTTTATCAGCAAACTGTTCAGTTGTTACGCCCTTACGAGAGGCTCTAATATAATCTCTTCCCATAGACATTCCAAAATCATCAGCTTCTTGTCTTGTCTTAAATGGATAGGTATGCTCTGGTGGCATTACTCCTGGTCTATAACCACCCCTATTTGTATAATATACTGGTGGCAGTGGACCAATAAATGGTTCTTCATTTAATCCCTTTATATAACGAAATTTGCCACCAAGATTCATTTCAGCTATGCCACCAGATTGTCTCCTAATTAAATATGGAAGAATTCTTGAACTAGTTGACTGTGCTCTAGAGGTTTTTTGAACTAATCTTTTTAATCCAGTTGTACCAACATTGCTAGATGACCCTGCTGGCAATGCAAATCCTCTTAGTCTTCCACTAACTATTTCATTTGCTGTAAAAGATGCTAAGGATGATCTTAATGATGGTCCGTCAGGTGAATTATTAATAATATTGGTTAATTGATCCCTATATGGACTATTTGTTGGTATTCCCTGAATCATTAATCTTCTTGAGTTCTCTCTTATCTCTGAGTCAGATCTTCCACCTCCAGTAAAGTACTCTAGTTCTAATAGGGCATTTCTTGCATTTACTCCTTGATTTTTTAACCCAGAGATTGCAGTTCTAAATATTTCTGCTTCTCTTTGTGTTGTTGGCAATCCAGATTCCAGAACTCTTCTAAACTCTGATCCTTCTTCAAATCCTCCATAATTGCTAGTAATTGTTCTTATTGCATCTTCAGTAAAGGCATTACCACCCCTTTCTGAGCTTTTAATAATTGTAGAACCAAGAAGTCTGTTTAAAAATGCTGGACCAAAAACAGAGGATCCGTGATACCCCTCAGTTACAACTTGACTTCCAGATGGTACACTAACTCCTAACAATCTTAATTGATCTGCAACATCTTTTCCAGTAGCAATATGACTTAGGTCTAGACCTGATGGAGACATTCTGCTTCTAGTTGACTCTAAGTTTAATCCCCATGAGTGAGAATTTGCTACATTGGATGAAGACGAAGTATTTTGTGACTGCCTTGTTGTTGTATTAATTTCAAAAGCACCTGGACCACTTACTCTATCGAAAGTTCCTCCATCATCATATCCTTTTATTCTTCCACCATTTTTAAATCTAGGAGTACCATTGTTCATATCCTCTAGAACTCCACCGTATTGCTTTGCTGCATTACGATTTACAACAAACTCACCAGGCTCTAGTAATGCTTTTACTTTATCTCCACTACCAGAACCAGGGACCCACGAACCTTGTTGTCTTCTAATTGGTGTTCCTCTAGGTGGAACTCCACCTCTTCTTGGATTAGTAATCAGAGGGGTGCTTGAAAAGGCACCTGGAGTTGCAGATCTTTGTGCAATAAGAGTTGAATTATAGTCTCTCATTAACTGAACTAATCTATTCATTGCAGTAGCTTGATTTTGAATAGATACTGTTAGAATATCTGTTGCTTTTGCTGCTGCAATTTGTTCATCATCTAGCAAACTAAATTGTTTTGTTGGAAGTCCAGAAAGTTTTCTACCTAAGTTAACAAATCCCATTGCACCTTTAGTTACATAACCAAGAAAGTTAGCAAGTACACCAGTAATCATAACTACTGGTCCTGCAATTGCAGTTAGTCCTGTTGCAAACTTTAAAAAATTCTTAACTGGCTCTGGAAGCCCCTTACCAATTTCTACAACTCTTTCCATAAAATTTGCAAACTTTTCCATAAATGGAATAACTGATCTTGTAAGAGTTTCTCCAACTGGGAGGAGTGCTGCTTTAATAGACTCCATAGATCTTTGGAATCTCATAGATGTGGATTCTGTCAAAGTCTTAATTTCAGAATCAGCAATCTTTGCAAGATCTTCAGAAGAAGCACCCATCAATTTCATAACTTCAACTGTTTGTGATCCTTGTGCATTAAGGTTATCAAATAATGCAGAAATTCTAGCAAACTGGTATTTACCAAAAAGCTGTTCAATAATTTTTGCTTTACCAAAGTCATCTAGTGTTTGCAAAGATGATTGGAATTCTAAAAGTGTAGGCATTAACTGACCCTTGTTTCTTGTTACAATTCCTTGAAGATCAATACCATATTGTTTTGCAATTGCTGATGCACTCTTTGTTGGGTTAATTAAAGATGCAAGACCAGACTTTAATGCGTTAGCACTTTCAGCAGCATTGATACCACCTTCTTTCATTGCTACAAGCAAAACAGCAAGATCTTTTACATCTCCACCAAGGGATTCCATAACTGGTCCAACCTTTGGAATTGCTGTAGTTAAATCTTGCAAAGATACAGAGGTTTGGTTTTCTACTGCGTTAAGAAAGTCAATAGACTCTGCAAGTTCTTTGGTGCTCATGTTAAAAGCATTTTGAAGAGATAGAGTTGTTTGCATAGCATCTTGTCTATCAAGTTCACCAAGAACTGCTAGTCTAGATGTTTCTTTAACAGAGTCAACAAGTTTTTTACCTTCAAGACCAGTTGCTGCTAAATCTGCAGCAAGACCTGCGGTTTCTTTTGCTGCTATACCATAGTTCTTGGCAATATCAATTGCAACTGCTTGAATTGCATTTCGCATTTCCATAGATGCTTCTTTTGTTGTTCCAACAAGGTCTGCACCATATACTTTTTGGAATCTTGTTAATTCTTTATCAACATCGTTAAATGCTTTGATTGTTGTTGATGCAAAGATGGTCATAGGTACTGTAAGACCTACTGTAAGCTGTCTACCTGCCCATTGTGTATTCTTACCCCAGTTAATGAGTGAGGTTGCACCATCTTGAATAAGTCTATTAAATATATCAAATTGCTTTCTAGCAACCTGTAACTGATTATTCATATCAGTCATATCAAGTCGCATTGGGGTTATAAGCATACCCTTGCGTCTTCCCTCGGCATCCATGCCAAGTTCAACTAATTGTCCTTTTGTTCTTCTTATCTGATCTTCAGCAAGCTTTCTAGCATTACTATTTGCAGAAAATGCTCTACTTGCTTCTCTATAGTAGTCTCTTAGTTTTAATTTACTTCTATCAAGAGACTTTCCGAAGTTATCTAGATCAGATGTAATGGTTACGGTTCTAGAACTAAAACCACCAATTTGTCCTGCTGCAGACGAAAAGGTATTGGCTATGTCATTTCTTAAAACTCTAGCATTTTTATCTAGTGAGTTAAAAGAATTGTTAAGGACACTAAGCTCTTTTGAAAGAGCCTTGATTTGTGATAGGGCTGACCCAAAATTGGCATCATAATTAAATGTTGCATTCACATCAGCCATTATCCATCACTCCTTAACATTGCATAACCAATTCCCATGTCTGGACTTAATCCAAGCTCTGCTGCCCCAGCAAGGTCTTCGTTGTTGGTCAGCTTTGAAATTGCCCTTGCCTTTACTTCTTGAAAAGTCGATGGCTTGTCTGTAGAGTCAGAAGAAGAATCAGAATCTAAGTCTACTCCCTGCATTGCTGCAAGGAATTTATTTTTTCTATTTTCCACTTTGTAAATTGCTTTTAACGTTGCTGTTAACTCAGGCATTGAGATGTTTTCCTCAAGTTCTTCGTAATCTTTCCAATGTCCAAGCAAAAATACTTCTGCCTCTAGCTCCGCAAGATCTAGTTCGTTCCAACCAGTTCCTGAGCCATCGCTACGAGGTTTGGGTCGTTCAGCTTGATTTCAGCAGCCACCTCCAAGATTTTATACATTGTTTGGATGTCAAGTGCATTTTCAAGTGCTTCTCTATCTCCAGCAAGTTCTGCGTTGTATTGCTTAAAAGCAATCTGGGTGCAATTGATTAGGATGTTTAAGAAATCATCTTCGTCTTTTGACTCCTGTGCTTTTTGCCATTCTTTCATTAGTTCTCTTAAGTTCTTTAGGTTTAAAGGCTTAATATTTACAATTGTGCCATCTAGAAGCTCTAGTTCAACACTTTCGTATACTTTCGTTGCCATATTTTTCTCCTTTGGATTCTCTTTAATTATATAGCATTTATCGTTATAACATAATAGGGTAGGCATCACTGCCTACCCTATTATACATTATTTAATTATATTATATTTAACCGAAAACTCTATCAATGATTTTTCCGTATGGTGCGCCAGTAGCGGTCGATGGTAGAAGTCTGAATGATACAGGGAAAACTGTAGCTTCATTTCTTCTAACGCCAACTGATACTGTGTCCATGGAAAGAGCACGATAACCTAAGTAAACTCTTTCTACTTTCTTGGTATTACTTAGATTCTTTGATTCTGGACCTGGACCAACAATTGCGATTGAGCGTTCTATTGGAGTAATTCCAAGAGCACCTCCATCAATTGTTAAGCTTTGAATAGCTGCTGATGAAGCTCCAGTAAGATCTGATGCATCTGCTCCAAGAACAAGTAGCATGTTTTCAAGTGTTGCTTCTGTTAAAGTTGTGTTAAGCATTACTCTCTGACCTTGCTTAAAAATCTTAGCAACGTCAAGAAGTTGATCAACCTGCACTTCACCGAAATCTGGTTCAAAAGAAAGTTCTGAGCCTTCTGATGTGAAACCAACGTTTCTCCATTTTGAGGAGTTAACGTTTACATCGTCTTGTAGAGTTACTGTTGAAGCAGCTAAAGTTCCTGATGATGGTAAATCATCTTCGTTATATTGTGTGTTTACTACAGCTCCTACATAAAGAGCACCAGCACCAACAATAATATTTTTTGCATTACCTATTGCCATAGTGTATTTTACACCTCCTGTCATGTATATATTTATACGACTTGCTGTGGTCTTGCTTCCTCAACTTAATAGTATCATAACTACACTTATGATTTAGTGTAATCGTAAGTTAATATCAAAGAAGTGACAAATTTAGGCTTAAAACTATCAATTCTTTTCTCATCAACCATATAATTAGATTGTTCGCACTTTATATATTTGAATTTAATTTCATCGTCTTTAATATATTCATTTACTGCCTGGGCTGAAATATCAAATTTTTTCAATGTTTCATGGATAAAATTTCTGAAATAGTAAATTTGAGGCAACTCCCCTACTATAGTATAAACAGCTTTTTCACAGTCAATAAACCACTGAGTGTTAGATGGTGGAGTAAATAGGAAATCATATATTACGAACGGTGTAATTTCTGTATTTGCACCAGAGTTTTCTGCTACTGGATAAAATGGAAATAATCCTATTTCTTTGACTGTACCTCCTCCTGCTGCATTTGACCCTAATGTTGGTTTGGCAATTGTAAAAGTGGTTGGCGTTGGAGTTGAAAGAACTCTATGATTTTTATTATAATAAGCATCAACCCCAGAGATTTTACATAGCTGATTAGCTATAACTCCATGTGCTGCTGTAGTTGTAACTGTGGAAACTTCTCCTGCGTATGTTATACCAGAAATTGTTGAGGTTGTTCCATTTAAAGAATAGTTTTCAACATTAATTACACCAGTATCTACTGCTGTTCCATCTACAAGACCCGATGCTAAATCCCAAATATACTTGTTGATTAATTGAATGGGTAACTTATTATAAGTCATTACTTTAATCTCCTAACAATATTATTTGCTGATTTTGCTGCCTCTGATGCCATACCTTCTATTTTACCAGCAGAAACTCTAGCAAGTGCAATTCTTGATTCATTTGCAATTCCCTTTTCAATTCTTTCAAAGAATCCTAAGTCAGCTAGTGCTGCACCTGCCATTGAAGTCATAAAAGTATTAAAAGTTTTTACAAATGCTCCACCAACATCTGATCCTCCAGGTTCTGCTACAAATATTGTTTTCTTTGTATAGAATTCTCCTTCATACTCAAATCTTAGATATTCTGCATTTCTGGCTGTAATGTTAAGGGGTATTTGATTTTCCATAACGTATGCTTTATTTTTAAATACATATCCACTTTCTTGTGGCATTGTTGAAGGCAAAAAAGTATATGCTAGATTTGGCTTAATTGAAGATGAAGATATGGATGACTGAAAAAGCCTTCCTTCTTTATCCCCTACCATTCCTGGCTCATAGATATGATGAAATTTAGAATGATTAATTCTTGCTAGATTATCTACATATGCTTCAAAATAAATAGCAATCATTTTTAATCCTGCCACTTGAATTCTTGATTTATCTTGATTATTTATTCTATTAATAAGTTCTGAATTAAACAAAACACTAGCAGCTATTTTTTCTGTTATGTTGCCTGTTCTTATATGCTTTCTTGATTGAGGCTTTACAAGTGCCTTTAGTGGCGTTGTATCTATACTTCTAGCCATTACTCTGTCTCCAGAGTTTGGATTTCCTGCCTATATAGTACTGTTTCATATTCTAAGACTCTACCGTCAAAATCAATGATAGGGGTGCTTCCACGGGGTTCAAAAATAGTTGCTCCCTGAACACCACCACTTGTTGTAATGACCCCAGATTCGCTCCAGATGACACCTGAGGCATTCCTAATTGATACCACTCTATCCTCTGAACTTATTGGATCTGCCGTTCTAACTTTAACAATATTACTAATTGCAGTTAGATAATTTTTAATATCAACAGCACTAGAGTTTTGAGAAATTGTATCTCTAACAATACCCTTTGCTAAACAGTCTATTGTAGAGGATAGAGTCCAAATATTTTGAAAGGTTCCACTATTTACATCCTGTATTTTTCTAGGACTATAGATATCTGCCTTCATTGTGTATGAAGCATGAGCTAGACAACCCATACACTACACCGCCCAAAGGTCAAGTCTTTTGTAGGGTGCAATTAGAGATTCTACTATAACGCTTCCAATTCCCATACCAGGCTGGAACTCTACTGTATAAGCATCATTTTTAACAGACTTTACTCCACGATTCTTATAATTAAAATCAGAGCATAGCATATCATTTACAAGTTCTATTGTGGCTTGATTAATGTCATTTGGAACATATTCCCATCCGTATTCACCACGAATTAAATATAAACTATTTCTTTCAAAATATCCTAAGGAATTAAGAACACTAGTATCAGACCATTCAATAATGTTTTCGCCCTCCCATACAACTTTTAGGGAGTTTTTTCCTTTTGTAACAGCAAACGGGTAATCTAAAAGATTAATCTCTGGGTCTGCTGTAGTGTCATAAATTATTTCATCATCTTTAATAATCTTGTCAAAGGACTCAATTCTTTCTCCAATATACAGTACATCTGCTCCTTGACCTAGAACACCAACTGTTTTGTATTTAAAGCTAAAGTTGTCACTGATTCTTGAATTAATATAAAGTCTTGCTTTTCTTTCTAATTTTACTAACTCTGCTTCGGTAATTTCACCAAATCCTGGGGTGTCATTTACAATTTCTAATCCAGCATATTCTGCTATTTCTGTTGTTGTAGCGTATGGTCTAATAATGCTTGCATAAATTTCATCTTCAGTGTAAGATGATGCATCAATAATTTGAATTTCAATTCTTAATCTTCTATCATATGAAGTAACATCTTGATTTAAAATTAAATTAAAACTACTTGTTGTCTGTCTTGCTAAACCTGATTGTGTTGCTACAGCCGTTCCAACTGTATTGTTTGTTACAGTAAATTGTGAACTTGATCTAGTTGCAATTACAACATTTTCTTTGTTAAGAGTTGCACCAGTAGTTGTAGATAATCCAGTAATAGTGACAATATCGCCAACAACAAAGGTATTTGATGCAGTGTAAGTAATAGTTGTTCCATTTCCAGATGCTGCTGTAACAATTGCTGTTTTTGCTAGTGACTCATCTGACTGAATATATTCTTCTAAATCAAGATCATAAACACTAAAAACAACAGCATCGGTACCTAGTGGTGCTGTATATGGAATACTTAAAACATCACCTTGGGTTCTTAGATACTCTTTCATTAAACATTAACGCCATAGAATGTTGCAACTTCTTCTGGAGTAGCCTCCCTTACTTCGTCTTTTGCTCTCCTTAAAATGTCATCTGCAACGGATCTTGAAAACATCTTAAAAGGCTCATCTATTGTAAAAATAATTCCATTTCCAACATTGTAAGCACCTCTTGGGTATACCATTTTTAATACTACTTTATCTTGAGTGATAGTTTCAACTGGTGCTTTTTCTATAACCTTTATTTCTTTTTCTACTTTTTCTGCCTCTTTAATTCCAAATGAATATTCTAGGTCTTTTAAATATTTTTCTTCTGTAATCCCTGCTTTTTCAATTAGCTTAATAATATCAGCTTTCTTTGCAGTCTTTGGATATTCAACATCATACATCATGCAGATGCTTTTTAATTCGTAAACAGTTTTATTGTTAAACACAAAATCCTCCTATCATAAATTATACACTAAAAATAAAACAGGGGCTACCTAAGTAGCCCCTGTCTTTAATAGATAGATTAAGCATCACGAAGTGCGTATGCAATCGCTGACTTTTCTTCTAGTGCTACACCCATACGGACGTATACTGTGTACTCTACTGTGTCCTTCTTTGGCTTGAATTCACGATGTACGGTTACATCACGCTGGAAGCCCCAGATTCTGTTGCTAGGTAGAGTTAGATCGACATAATAGTCTGGATACAAAGGTACTTCTACAACTGGTAATCCGAAGATTAGGTATTGTGAACCTGACGGTCCACCAATCTGTGGAATTACACCATCGATTACACGGGTAGCAACCTGATCAGGAACTGTTCCGATGTTTCTCAACTCGGAAAGCAATTCTGATAGATGCTTGCTATTCATGTAGAACTTAAGGTCCTGACGGCGAGCCTTGAACTTACGAGGCAATGCATTGTAGATTGCTTCGATAGCGTCCAAGCCAAGTGTCGTTGTTGCACCATCGCTTGCTTCAGGAGAAGACTCCCAAATGTTAGCCATTGTTGCAGATGCAGCAGCAGCAACGTGTGTTCCCGAAATACTTGCATTAAGTGTCTGACTGACAAATCCTGTAAGAGTATTAAGGTATGTACCATTTGCTAGGCTTGAAGTACCTCCTGAATTACCATTGATAGCAATGTCCTCAAGATCGTTTCCGAACTGAGTTGCCATCAAGCGAACGATGTGATCCTCAAGCTGCTCACCTTCAATGTTATCCTCTAGGGATTCTGTTGAAAGTTCGTAGTCTAGACGGAACTTTGTTGTTGTAAGTTCGATTTTTGTAAACGCTGGAGCTGCATTGCTTCCTGTTTGCTCTGCCTGTGTTGCCTTAGCAACAAGACGTGTGCCAACACGAACCTTATCAAGTTCCATTGTATTTGCTCTCATTACAACTCTACGACCATCATTGGCGAGAACCATCTCGTCAAAAATATAGTCGATAAACTGACTTGACTGCTCTGGGTTTAATACACCACCAGCATCATTAGAATTACCCTGTGCTGTCATTGCACCTGGGGATTGTAATGGAGATAGCACTGTACCACTTGCTGCAGCCTTTTCGATAATATCACTCATTTTATTTATTTCACCTTCCTTTTCATTTTTAATTTAGATACTCTGCGGAGCCGAGGAAGCGTCCACCCCACGTTGATTTTTTCATCGTGGTAGCCTTCTCTGGAGAATTTTCCAATTCGCCAGACTTCTTTACTGCTGTATCCTCTTCTACAGCTTCCATTCTTCCGTTGATAGAAGAGATTGCATTTGTGATATCTGCTAGTGCTTTATTTAGATCATCGTTTTTTGATTCAATTGTTGAGATTTTATCAGTCAAAGCCTTTGTAACTTCTGCTACTGTATTTGTTACAGCAATCATTGTTTCATTATTCTTTGCTACGGATCCTTCTAGAGTACTTGAAACAAAATCTTTAATTTCGTTCAAAGCCTTTTCAATATCAGTTGCCTCACCATCTTCGGTGGAAGGTTCTTCAGTTACTTCTTCTGTAACTTCTTCGGCTGCATTTGCAACCTCTGCATCTTCAGAAACTTCGTCAGACTTAGATAGTTCTTCTGTTGCTGCTTCTTCAGATACTTCTGTACCTTCTGAAACTTCTACATCTTCAACTACTTCATCAACGGTTACTTCTTCTACAGTTTCTACTTTTGTGTCTTCTGTGTTTTCAGCCACTTCAACACCTCCTTTGATAATTTGGTTGGCAACTGACTGTGTTTCAATTGCCTTTTTTACTACCTCATTTGGCAGTAAGCCTATGTTTGTTCCAAGTGATTTAAGAACTTTTGTGGTCCAAGACCTTAGTGTTTTCATTTTATGCCCTACTTTTGTATCTGTTGGCTTCCATGAATTTCCTTCTTTTCTATAAACTGTAATAACTACTGCAGGGTCTTCTGGGGTACCAGTTACACTTACAGAAGAGTTAGGTACATTAATTTTACCATTATTTACTACTCTTGTTACTTTTCCACGAGCAGTTCCACCTGAAGAGTTCCACTGTACAAAATCTCCAACAGAGAATGAACCTTTATACATTTCTTTTTCTTTACCCTTTTTATTCTTAAGCTCTGACTTATACTTTTTATTTTGATCTGGGTACTTGTTTGAAGTCTCTTCATTTGTTACAACGTTTCGTGCTTTTGTAATCATTTCAAATACAGACTTAGCTACATTTTCTTGTGTAACTTCATCAATCCAACCGATTGATTTTAGATCATCCCCACAGTTTGCACATGAATGTGCTTCATTTTCATCTGTGTATGCAAGTTCGTCTGTCTCACACCAAAAAACGTTTTGAATATTTGACTTGTTAAAAATACCATCTGCAATTGATCCACCTTGTAGATCTTTTTGAATAGAAAAAATGTTTGCAAGTTGATTTGCAGGAGAATCAACAAGAGAAAGCTCTACTAGATCATAGTCTTTAATAATTCTAACAGTAGATTGTGATTCTGAATCCATTACTGGCTCTGAGTCTTTTACATTACCGCCAATTGAAAATCCAGTTAGAGTTCCATCTAGGACCATTTCCCAAATATCAGTTGCACCCTTTGAGATATAAGCATCAACATAAACGCCATTATATTGCTTGTTTGTATTTGCATCAAAAAAAGATTCTGTTCTAAAGTTTACAACTTTACCTGCTGGAATTGGCTGATGCATTAAACGCACATTTCCTCTAAAGTTTTCAAATGCTCTTTGGGATGCCTCTGCAGTTACTCTATCTCCTTGACGGTCAATATTGTCAAGTGTTGCAAAACCAGATACAATTCTTTTTTCTACATCTACCTTTGAGATAGGCATGGTCAAAGTTACCTGATGACCATTAGTAGTAAGAGATGCTTTTTGTAAATCTACCATAACATTTTAATTATATAACACATTTGTTATTATAGTGTTAGGCTTGTTGTCTACCTTCACCTTGAGGCACTCTAGATCCTGTTCCACTGTCAGCAGCGTTAGCATCTCTTTGTTGATCTCTTAGTCTATTTCCATTAGCCTGAGTTCTTTGTTCAGCCTGACCTTGTGCTGTTAGTTGAACTGGTTCATCTCCAGATGGTAGTGCTGTCATGCCTTTTCTTGATCTAACTTCATTAGGCAAGTAGACTCCCATTCTTAGATAACGCTCATCAATCTTTGATTGAGTATCTTCATCTGTAAGTGTAAGTTCATTGAACTTAAGCTTAAACATATCTGTTTTTTCTGAAACAATTCTGTTTATAGACTTTTCTAAAGTATCTTGTTCTGGACGACATACTTGATCTTTAAAGGTTCTATCTGCTTCACGAGCATTAGCAAGAGAAATATTTTCTGCTGTCCCAACCTTTGAAATTGGTACTCTATGAGCCATTAAGATTTCACTTAGATTAGTTTTTCTATAATTGTTAAAAGAAGAATCCTGAATTCCATTTTCAACTGGCTCCATCTTAACATCAATCTTTTGACCATTTTCATCACCAGGAATTGGAATTACTAGTGTTCTGTGTGATTGACCACGAAGATTATTTTGGAAGAATTCAAATAACTTAGATTCAGCATCTTTTGAAAGCTTTGCTCCCTTGATCCAGAAGATATATCTTGGAGTTGCTTTATTTTCAAAGTATTCAAGGTTAAATCTAGAAGCAAACTCTGTACCTGCCATTGCATTTTTTGCTGCAACAATTGGAGGAATTCCATAGTAAGTATTAGTTGGGGTATAAGACTTTAAGTGAATAATTTCGTTTGGACGAGTATCTACACCAATTGGATTTTGCTGAGAATTATCTTGAAAGTTTCTAAAGAATACTGATTTTCCATTTACAATTTGAACAAATCCATCACGAAGTCTACGAATTCTAACAGTAGCTGCTGGAATATGACCAATGTAACCAATTTCTCCTGTTACCTTTCTTCCAATTTCTAAGTATCCGTTTCCAGTAGCTTCTTTATCAATATAAGCCTTTATTAAAGTTGCAGTAAAAGTATCTTCATCGTTTCTTGATTCTAGCCATTCTTCAATCTCAAGCTTTGTTCTATCAAGCTTACGTCTTTTTCTAGAAAGTTGATCTGGATCTGTTGTTTCTTCAAGCATTTGTAATACTTGAAGTGTTGGTTCAAGATTATAACCTAAGCCAACAATGTTAGCTACCTTTGCATTAATTGCAGAAAAGTTTGCAGAAGAAACTTCATAAATCTTAGCAAGAGAAATTAAATTGTATGGTGGCTCAACAACGTCAAAAAGACCATATCCATATTTATCTGGGACCAGTTGCTTAGAATCTGAATCTTGACCACTTAAAGAGTTTTGATCTGCTTTCTCAAGTTTTCTTTTAGCATTTCTTTTAAAATTATGTCCTAATCCAGAAAGCTTTACCAGTTCATCTGCACTCTTTGCAAAATCATCTATATCTCCGTTTCCAACCAAAGAGTTAGACTTTTCAATATTGTCCATTCCAATATCTCTACCACTAATCTCATACATTTCTTGCATTTTGGAATACCTCTCTCCAGTTATCTGTATCACCGTAAGGTGTTAATCCTTCAGCCATTCTATCAATATCTTCTCTGGATTGTGTTTCAGATGATCTACCAACTCCTGGCATAAATACTGCTTTGCCTTCTGGCTTTCCCCAGTATGCTGCAGCATCTGCTAACTGTTTCATCTTTGTAATATCATATTTTCGAGCAGGAACATTTAAAGTATTACCCTGATCATCTTGAAAGGTAGTCCCATTTGGTAACTCCCATACATAAATTCCATATTCTGCACGACTTTGTACAGCTTGTACTTTGTTTTTAGGTTTTGACATACCACAATGATACCATTTTTTATATATTATTGCTATTGCTTATCAAAAATTATTCTGAATCAGTCAAATCTGATTCTTTGTATGAAACTATTTTACTTAAAACACTAACCTGACTGTAAGTTCCATCTGATTGTTTTTGTAAAAATTCTTTTTCATTTTGATCACCGTTTTGAACATATATTAAATCCCCTGTTAATATGTCTGCTGCCTCTAGTGAAGTATCGGGTGTAAATGTAGCAACTCCATTAGAGAATCCAACTGAGTACACCCCTCTATTTGCTGATGAAGTTTGATTTGCTAATAATACCGTAACTGGAGAAGCAAGGGTAGGAGCACTAATGCTATCAATTTCAATAAGATCTATATCATTAGAATAATTTATTTGATTAGAAGAAAGAGTATAATTTTCTGTTGCTGCCAAAGATACTGTGGATTTAATTGAATTTTGACCTGGAATAAGTTCGTATTCTAAATTATCATTCCTAACCTCTTTGTCATAAAAATTAACATTAAGAAAAATAAATGAAAGATTAATTCCTGTTTGATTAGATAAAACATTTTTATTTATAGTAATAGTGTTTCCTACAATATTTGTTACGTTTGTTCCAGTTTCAATTCCTGTTCCAAGCACTCTCATTCCTAAAGCAATTCCAGTAGAACTTGCAACTGTAATTGTAGTTGGAGAACCTGTAGTAAAAGTTCCAGTTGTAAATATTGAGTCTTTTACTGGCTCTGAGTAAGATGAGTAGAATAGATTGTAATACTTTAAAGCTTCAGTTGCTGTCAGTTTAGGTCCAAGAAAACATAGGTTATCAATATAAAAAGTTCCTGTTGTTGATGAGGAGTTTCCTATTTCAATTGCAGTTCCATTTACGGTATCTATAGTTATTGGATTATCTAAAGCAATAATATAATGATTCCATTCATTAGTTTCTGCACTTGTTGTTGCTGTTCCATTTACATAAATATTTCCAGTAACTGCAGTACCTGCAATTGCTACCGTTCCAGATGTTTGTCTAATTATAACTGGATCAGAATAGATAAATCTACACTGAGATGAAGTTGTAGGTTTTGCAGTAAACATAATTGTGCTAATGCCATCACTTGTCTCTGTTCCAATGCCTTTTGATAAATAATTTATAGTTCCGTACTGGTCCCCAATTTTTAGACCAGTTGCATTTCCATAGTACATAGAAGGAGTTTTATTTACTTCTGGTAAATATAAATCTTGTCCAGATTTTGCTGTGATGGTTATGTTTTGATCACCAATATCTGACCTCATCTCAACAGATGAATTTATTGAATTAAATACATTAAGATTAAGATATTGTAAAACTGGAGGAGATACTTCATAGTCATCTGACTTTAGTGTTATATCAAATCTAATAACATGATCTGTTATTGCTTGACCTAATAATCCTTTTATCGGATCACCACTTAAAATTTCCTGGGTTGCTATAAGTTCTGATGTTTGATTATATACAGTAGCTTCTAGCGTAACAAAACTATCTCCTGTAACTTCTCCATAACCTAAATCTATTCTATGTGGTAAAACATTTGTAGTTCCAAAAAAGTTGGTACCAAGATAGAACTTAGCTTTTCCCTTTGTGTATCTAATCAATCTTTTTTCATTACTTGGAGTTATTTTGTAGTTATAGTCATAGTTTTCAAATGCACTAAAGTTGGCTGGAATAGATGATGAATCTTTTAAAGCACCAATTAAATTAAGTTTTCCAGTAAACCTATTAGTTACTATTTCGTTTGACGGAATAATTTCAGTATTGGCAAATGGGCTAATAGTTTCTGCTCCAAAGGATATGGATGAAGAAATTAGTGGTAGCTCTAATTCTGTATTAGTTGATATATACTGATTCGAAGAAGTCTGTAAAAATAAACCTAAAACATTATCTAATTCATAAAAACCTAAATATAAATTTCCAGTTATCTGTGTGTTACTTGATAAGATAGTTGTATCAGGTTTTGTAGTTCCATCTATGTAATCTGTTGAATAATAAATTTTATATTCTGATCCTACCTTTTCAGCATAAACAGATAAACCTGCATCTGTTGATGAATCTATTTTAAATAATAATTGTTTTGTTGTCCAAGTAACTCCAGTAAAGTCAAATTTAGATATCATTCCATTTGGAAAAGAACTAACCTTATCTGAAACATATAAAGATGTTCCATGAGGAAAAGATATTTCTCCATTATTTGCTCCATACATAGTTTCATAGCTAACATCTGAAAAAGTAACATGTTCTATTGTTGAATAGTTATTTGTTGTTAAATATCCATCTCTTTGAACCTCTAGGCTACCATCTTCAATAAGTAAATTATTAAGCCAGGAGGATTCGGTGTTATATGATAAAGAGTAAAGTTTAGATGTATTTTCCATATGCATAGAATACATTGTTCCAGCTTTTGATGATATTGAAAATTTAGAAATATCATAACCTACACCATAAATAAAATGTCTTTTAGATATTGTAGGAGTAAATTCATAGTTATAGATTGCAACACTATCTACATAAATTCCTATAGACGAGCTTCCAAAAAAATCAAAATACTCATCAGAGGAATTATATACTTTTGTAAAATACTCTAAATCTACTATTGGAGCTGAAGACTCAACACCATTTACAAATAAGCTAATTCCTTTTGGATTATAGCTAATTGCAACGTGAAGTGGCTTGTTAAAATTATCAATTGGTAAAGAGGTCGATACAGTATTCTGATCACCTAGCTTAAATATTAAATAGTTATCTTTAACATAAAGACCTGTAGAGCTATTTGGTTTTTTTACAATTGTTATTTCACTTGTTGTAGAATTTGTTATCTTAAGCCAGAACTCTAGTGTTGAAGTATATTGTCTGTTTGCAGAAGACATTTTATCTAAAGAAGGAATCCTAAGGCAGGCTACGTTGTTTTCTATTAACTTTATACATTGACCACCACCGTAAACAAGGGGTACTTTGATTCTTTTTACATTTGCTCCACTAGCACCTAAATAGGTTCCATTGTAGGAGTTTCCTAATAAAAATTTATCATTTTGTACAGAGGTTCCACTAGTTTCATTTAAGCTCCATACGGAGACTGGTGAATCTTCTAAAATTAAATCAGTATAAGACATAGTTACCTCTTATACATTATACCGCTTTAACAGTACCAAAATCACTTATTTCACAAGATCCAGCAACACAAGCCAAATCTTGAACACTTGTTGTTGCATCAAATGTTTCATAAATTTCTAACCATTTCCAGTCAAGGTCTGTAGGAGTTTCTGATAAAAGAATTTCATATTCTCCCTTTGTAATTTCTTGATAAGGAGCCTGTTGATAAGTATGCTCTGAGTAAGGCAAGAAAGATACACCTGACATTTCATCAATATGTTGATATACCCAAGCACCAACTGCCATCCATTCATTTTCTTTTACAGATACTGTGATAGAAGGCTTATGTTCTGCCCAATGACGTTGATATGTAAGCCAGATATCTAAATGTTGTACTGCAGTCAAATGTTCACGAAGCTTTGCACCTTCAGGAGCAGCGATAGGAAAAGTAAACACCATAGTATCATTTGGCTTCATTACATCTGGCTCATGCTTTATACCCATATCAACTAAGAAAGATGTAATTGGATCTTTCATGTCTCCACGAATTGTACGAGCGTAATATTGCGAGTGCCATGGGTGCATTCCTGAAGAAGCATTTACTAGCTGAGAAACTGTTCCAGATGGCTTTACGCATGTAATAGCTGCTGCTTGATTAATGCCAATTTTCTCTGACCATTCTTTATTTACAACAACAGAGAATTCTCTTAACTCATCTAGCCATGCTGATAAAAGGTCAACGCCTTTAGATCCATTAAGAACTGGGTGAGATAGTTGACCTGTAAGAGAAAGACCTAGTAATCTTTCTTCTTCAGAATTCTTTTGCCAAATCTTACGAAGATATTTAAATCTAGTAAATGTAGATTGAATAGTTCCAAGAATTGCAGCGAGTTCTACTTTTGCCTTAAGATCCTCAAGGGTATCTGTATCACGAACAATAACTTCTGTAAGGTTACAAAACTGATTTGGTCTTAAGATAATCTCTGAACATGGATTAGTTCCAAATTCTGCTGTGTGATCTCTACGACCATTTTTTGACGCAACTCTTTGTGCAGCCTCACGACTAAAAATTCCACGCTCTCCAGACTTTGAATCATACAAAGCTTTCCACTCATCCATAAATACTTCCATGGTTGGGCGAGTATTATATACTGCTGAGTTGTTGGCTAGTGCTCTTTGACCGCTATATTCCCACCAGGAACCAGACTTAGCTGCTGCCATGTTTCGGTCTTCCAAGTCTGATAACGAGATCATCGCTGAACGGCGAACACCGCCAACAACAACAACTTCTGCAATCTTGCACATTAAGTCGTGTGCTTCAAGTGGAGTTAATTTCCTACCTGCTGCACCCTTAATGAGAGAAACAGAAAACTTAAATAAACGATCTAGTGGTTCTGGACCTGATGCACGACCACCAAATGTTTTTAGACGAGCACCTGCAGGACGAACCTGAGACATATCCCAAGATGGTACTTGACCTTGCCACAAAAGTGCAAGTAGTTCTTTTAATGAACGTGCCCAACCAGCCTTGGAATCTTCTACAACAATTGTTGTATCTGTATTTTCAAAATGCTCAGAAATCTCTGGTAGTTGATTTACATAACGGGATTCAACAGAATATCCAACTCCAGTTCCACACATTAGGATGTACATACCCTCATCAAATGATCTTAAACTATCAACTGGCATATAAGCACAGTTATAGATACATGTGCTATCTCTATCAAGGGCAGGTCCTGCTGTCATAAGACCACGCATAGATGGCATAACCTTTGTTTCTAAAATAGCATTACGAAGTTTTGATTTAACATCTTGTGATAGCTCAAAGTTATTATGCTTTTTAATTGCATCTGTTACATAGTCCATATAACGATCAACTGTTTCATCCCAGTTTTCTCTACGACTATCTTCTTCTCTCCATCTTGCATATCTTGTCTTATGGATTACTTGCTGGTATGCCGTTGGCAAAGAAACTATCATTTTTAAATTCACTCCGTTTATTTTTTAAATTCCCAAATATGGGGTAAGTACTATTGTACATCAACTAGCGTTAGTGGTCAAGTGTGCTATTATAGTTTTATGTTAACAATACAAGAAGTGCACAAATATATGAACTTAGCAAGTGATGGGTTTACAAAAAAAATTCTTTGTGGAAATGATTCAGATCACACTAGTTTACTTCCGTCACTTAATGAACAAGATGAAGTATATTTTTATTGTCTCGGATGCAGTTATAAAATAACACCTGGATATAAAATGGAAAGATATATAAAATTTGTTTTAGAAAGCTTTACTAAGAACTAACATCAGATACTACAACAACTGGACCGTAAAGAATTGTTGATACAACTCCAGAGTTAGTCATCTGAACATCGTACTCATACTTCTTGCCACCAGTTAATTTTGCTGACTCTGTTGCAGGTAAGGTCAATAGAACTGTTCCATTTGCTGCATTTTCAATTGTATAGGTAAACGATGCAATTGCAGTTGACTTACCTTTTTCTTTAATCTGAGCAATAAAGGTATGACTCGTAATATTATAGTTAGATGCTCCTGAGTCAAGATTTAGTCTAAAAGCAAAGGTATCTCCCTTATAGATTTTGAATGGCTTGTATCCTGGAAGCATTTTAGCCTACTACTACCACTGTGTACTGACCAGATGTTGGTGTGTTATTAGTATTGATTGTGACAGCACTTGTAGTGGAGTGTAAAATTTCTACTTCAACTTCTGCATAAGGTGATGCGGTTTCATAAACAGATACTGTAACTGATCTTGTACTAAGGCTATGGGTTACGGTAAATGTCTGAGCTGCTCCGTCACCAATAGTTGTTGTGTACTTTTTTGTGTATCCATCAGTTGTAAGTTTTGATTCAAGTGCAGAAATATCTACTGCAAGACCTGACCCAGTAGAGAGGTATGGATTAGATGATGCTAGAAGAACTGCTGCGGTTATTGTACCTGCTGATCCAGCATTATCAGTATATGTAAAATCAATAGTTGTTGAATCTGTTAGTGATGTTGCAACAGTATCTTCTACATACTCTTGTAATCCTGTAATGTCACTAGTTGAGTGTGTGTGACCAGCCAAAGATAGTGCTGTTACTGTTGCAGCACTTCCACTGTCTCCAGGAGTTGCTACATACCAGCCATTTGCTGTTTCATTCCAGTAAAGAGAAGCGTTAGTATAAGTTCCACGCTCAATTTCAATACCTGCATCTAATGATGGTGTTGTAGTAACGTTGCTATTCAAAACAATAAGATTATCTTCTACAAGAAGAGTAGCTGTGTTAAGCGTTGTTGTATCTCCACTTACAGTAAGGTTTCCAGGAACAGTAAGGTTTCCTGAACCATCAAAAAGTGCTACTGTTCCAGAAGCATTAGGAAGAGTAATTGTATTATCTTGAACTGTTGGATCTACAACAGTAAGTGTTGTTTCAAATGCGTCTGCGGTTGCACCTTCAAATACGATTGAAGTAGGAAGACTAACAGTTCCAGTAAATACTGGATTGTTAATTGGGGCATATGTACTAGAAGCAGTTGAGGTTGTTAAGTATGTTGATGTATCAAGAGAATATGTATTTGCTGCTGTTTTTACTAAGAAACCCGATGTTCCTGCAAGACCAGCAATAGAAGTAAGGTCTGCATCTAGTGGTTGGTATACAGAAGAAAGACTTGGAATATCTGCTGCGACTAGTGCTCTAAATGTTGGAGCTGCTGCGGTAGCTCCAGTTGATGGACCAGCAAATACATAGTTTGGTGATTGTGTGTCAAGTGTTAAGGTTAGATCTCCAGTAGATGTAATAGGTGAGTTAGTAACTCCAAACACATTTCCTGCTGCAGTATCAAATGCAAGACCTACAGAAGTTACAGAACCAGAAGATATTTCATCATAGTGGGCTAACTTTACCCAGGAAGTTCCATTATAAAACTCAATTCTATCTGTACCAGTTGTGGTATAGATCATCCTTCCAGTAAAATTACTTGTAGGAGCAGTATTGTCTGCGTAATCCTCTAGTCTAAAATTCTTAGCCTTATTTCCTGCAAGGTTAAGATCTACTAAGAACTTCTTCTCAGCCACTATAAATCACCGTTTTTCATAAAAATTTAGCTTAAATAAGCTGTACCACTTATCGCACTATTCATAACAATTATAGCAGTGTTTGCATTTGTATAAGAAACGTGAGTTTCAACAGAATTGTTACCACTATCAAATACTGTAATGTTTGGATAAAAGTTTAAATTATGATTAATTGTCCAAATATATGATCCTGCAAATGGACCAGATGTTTGAATAGCTGGAATACTTGCTTGTGTAAAAACAAACCTAACGTGATTTACTGGATTTGCACTAATATCTGGATAGTCAATAATCACATGACCAATTTTTCCATTTACTGACTGAACTGGAGATACAGTATCACCAAGTGAAACTTCAACTATAATATTTTCCTGATTGTCATCAATAGCAATATTTGAGATAGGACTTTGGTCTTGAATTGTAACTACATCAACTTCTGGGATTGTATTAACAGCAATAGAGTCAATATTTTCAACAGGTTCAACTGTAATACTTGTAATGCTATTTAAAACTTCTACTGTAATTGAATCTGGGGCTGGCATATTTTGATTATACCATTAAACGGGCTTCAACCGAATCAAAATGTTCTTTAATTACACTTTCCCATGACCAGTTTTTATGTACATCAAATGCAGATTCATAGTGTCTATTGTTTAACATATCTATATTATTTTCTGCATATTTCATTAATTCTTTAAAATGTTCAAAGTCTGGCTTAAACATTTTTCCAGGGTGGGTCTGTTGCCAAGGATTGTATGTTAATTTTGAATTGATAACTAAGTCTGGCATGTAATAATCATAATCTGCCCAGCCACTTGTGAGTATCACTGGCATACCAGTTGCAAGTGCTTGCAAAGGAATTAATCCAAACCCCTCTCCCCAAGATGGGTATAGCAAAACATCGTGGTTATGCATTATATTGATAAGTTCTTCATATGTTGTGGTTTCTTCTATAACATTAATGTTTGGCTCATTTATTTGTGGAACATTGCACCCACGATAAGATTTTATGGTTAAAGTAACATCACTACGACCTTGATACAAATCTAAAAATGCTTCAATTGTTTCATGTAGATTTTTTCTAAGTGCTGGATACCCAATATGAAGAAACTTTAAAGCTCCATCATTTAACCTTTTTTTAGGTACAAATCTTTCATCTACTCCGTGGTGAAATACATAAATTGGTTTTTCAATGTATTTTCCAAAAACTGATTTACAAAAATTGTTTGGAACCCAAAGCTCGTCAATTAAGTCAAGTTTCTCTAGCCATCCATCTTTTAACTCAGTTGACTCCCAAGCAGTATATCCAATCTTATATGAATCTGGATTTTTAAATTTATAAAATTGAGGGTGTGCAAATGTAATTTCAAACTTAGAAGCACGATCCATTAAAACGCTATGTCCAGTTTTGGGAATGTTAGACAAAAGTTTAAGTGTTGCATATCCATATCCTGTGTGTGATTTGGAATCACAATTATTCATTGAAAATTTCAATGTTCCTACTTTTTTGTTTTAGTTTGATATAAACGATCTTCAACGGAATCAAAATGTTCTTTAACTAAACGCTTCCAATTGTATTTATCGTGTAATTGATCTGCTAACTGCAATTGATTATTCTGAAGAGTATCTAAATTAGAAACTGTGTGTTGAATTAATCTAATAAAGTCTTCATGGTCTGGCTTAAACATTTTACCAGGATGCAAATCTTGCCAAGGGCTTTCCTCTAGGGTTGATGATATTAATAAGTCTTGAGAAAATTCTGTATAGTCAGCCCAAGCTTCTGTAATTATAGATGGGGTTCCAGTTGCCATGGCTTGTAATGGAATTAGACCAAATCCTTCACCCCAGGATGGGTAGAGTAATACATCGTGGTCAATCATCATTGAATGGACTTCGGCATAAAGTAAGTTTTTATCAACAAACTTAATATTTGGCTCATTTATTTCTATTTTTTTAGAATTTTCATAACCTTTAATTGTTAACTCATGATCTTTAGATCCTGCATACAGTTCTAAAAAAGAATCAATTACATGAGGAATGTCTTTTCTAACTGCAGGATGACCCATACTTAAAAACTTTACTTTATCTGTGCGTTGCTTTTTTTCAGGAGCAAATGTTGAATCTACACCATGATGGAATACATAGACTTCTTTATCTGTATGATTCTCAATAACATTTTTCATAAAATTATTTGTTACCCATACTTCGTCACATTTCTGATTAATAATATCTGCCCAGCCATCTTGAAGTTCTGTGGATTCCCAGGCTATGTATCCTACTTTACGAGAATTTGGATTATCTGAAAACTTAAAATTTTGAGGGTGATTAAAGCACAATTCAAGTTGTGCATCTTTTTCAGAAATTAATTGATGCCCAGCTTCAAGTATATTTCTAATTATTTTAGATGTTGCGTAGCCATACCCAGTTTGCAATAAACCTGCAACATTTGCCATGCTAAATTTCATTAATCTTTTCTTTGCTCTAGTTGTTCCAAACGTTTTTCAATTCTTCCAATAGCGTCTTTAATAGATGTTCCAGAATTTGGTCTCATTTCGTATGAAACACATTTTAATTCTTGTTCAATTATACGCATTCTTTCTTGCATTCCTGGACGACCTTGAAATCCTGGTCTTGCTTCTTCACCGAAATAATCATCAAGGAAGTGTATAAATCTTTTAACCACAATCGTGGCTTTACGAATACCTACTGCAATAACTCCAATAGCAGTTACTGTAGCTGCTAACATTATTAAAAAGTTAGTGGATTCCATATTTAATTATACACTCCCAAAAAGATTACTTCGAAGAAGTCTTCTTTGCTGTGGATTTCTTTTCTGGTGTTTCAGCCTTCTTTACTGGTGATGGCTTAACAACTGGCTTGGTTTGAACCTTCTTTACTGCCTTAGTTACTTCAGCAGCAACTTCCTCAGGTGTTGAATTACCAGAAATCTTACCAAATGCAATATCGTTCTTATTGAAGTAACGAATTGCTACTGGTGCAATAGCTGCAACAAAAGCATTTAGATACAAATATGGATCTGTAACTCCTGCAAGATAAAGTGCAATTGAAGCACCAATGAACGAGCGTCCATAGGACTGCAACATTGCTAGATTTTCTTTTGATAAAGTCATTGACTCTTCCTTTTCTTTTTGTTAATATATATCATATATATGTTATATATAATATATATTTAATATAGTTATATAATTATATATTAAATATATTACTATATTCATATAATAATTAATTACTATATTTATTTATATATAATTACTATTATACACAGAAAAAAAAATAATGCAACGGCTTTTTGAAAAAAGCTTTTATTGTTATAAACTTGTTATTAAAACTCTTATCTCCTGGATTAAAATATTTTATTTCGGCTTTTAATAAAATAAATATACACGGCTACGGCGATGGCGAAAATGAGAACTACAAACAGCACACCTATATGATAAAAACTCCCCTGCTTGCTTCCTATGCCCTCACAGAGGGATATAAGCAATAAGAGTTCACAAATATAAATTGCTGTGATATGATTTGAACATGGAAAATGATATGAATGAAAATCTGGGAACGGTAAATTACATTATGCTAGGGAGAATATATGATCTTCTTGTCCTATTATGTGATGCACAAGGCAAATCCGAGGATGTTTTGAAATTAATGGAATTACACAGACAGGGACATTTAATGAGTCCTCTTCCGTCATTAGCTGCATATGATGATAATGGCAATACAAACTAAAATAGTTAATTTATGCCAGAAGAGTTCCTCTTCGTCTACCCGTTTTTTTAAAAAATAAAATAAGCAGTTTATGGAGTCATGCTTAGGACTGTTACTACTATTATACCTTTTTATGATTTTTAAAATCATTAATTTCGATAGCTTTAGGTTTCTTTTCATCTGGAACTACCTTTTCAATAGAAATAAGTAGCATTCCATCAACAAGATGAGATTCTTTTGTAACCATATGTTCAGCTAGAGAGAATGTTCTTGTAAACTTTCTACCAGCAATACCTTTATGTAGATATTCACCATCTGTATCTGGAAGTTCTCCAACTACCGTCAAA